TATGATGAAGAGACTGCTGATGAGGATAATGACCGTGGTTCTTATTCTCCTGACTTCTCTTCCCGTTCACAGAAGTCTGAACTTCCCGAAGAACTGAGTGCTCAACTCAACTCTCTGAGTTCCTCTAAGAACGATGAAGATGAAGATGACGCACTGTCCTATTTCCAGCGTCTTGCGGAAGAGTGAAGTACAACCAGTTGTGTCTTACGTTGCTAGTAGTAGCAGCGTATGCTAATCTACTACTGAAATAATCTAATATTATCAGCACGTTTCAGGGTTTCACTCACATACTGGGTGGAACCCTGTTCGTATATCATCATTTGTTCGAAATTATCTTTTGCAACGTTGAGATAATTTCTCTTAAGTAAAAAGATATTTCTCTTATTCGTATCTAATTCATTTTCATATTCATAGTTAGTAACTGCTTTTGTAACGTTGGTATATACCATATTTTGTTTAAGTTGGAAATCATAATGCTGAATACTAAATGTAGAATCTACTTGTAAACCATCAGGTAAAATTACAACGTTATCTGTATTTTTAACTTCTAAAGTTTCGTAATGATGAACACCATTATATAAAGTATCATAATCGCCATACTTGTTTAGCATGTAGCGATCAAAATCTGTTTGTCTGAGAGGCCATTCTGTTTGGATATTGATAATGTTATTTGATACTAGAACTAACCAATCTAAAGTTGCATCTCCATAATACTTAAATGCAACGTTGTCTGGTCTATCGTCACCTTTGATTTGATATTTTGTGAAAACTGATAAGTCCTCAAAGATATCATCTCTCAGTTTTCCTTTTTTAAAAAGATTTTTTACCTTAATATAATCTGATATCTTAGCATCTGGAAGTCTGCTAACATATTCAAAATCTGGAATTTGTTTAAAGTAATTTGACATTTTAGTAACCTATTTTACTAACGGATTGATCATCATAAACATCTTCAAAGATAGGCTCAAGTTCGCTAAATGCTAAATTAATTTCATAGGATATCATCGAACCATCAGCGTGTACTGCATATGTTCCTTCTGGCGTATAGTTTACTGAAACAGATTGTAATGCACACTCTTTTATAGTGTTAATATATTGATTTAATTCCCCTCTATGTAGGTATTCTATCTCAAATGTATTTGGAGATTTGAGAAATAAGTTCGCTTTACTTCTTTGAGCAGCAGAACCTTGCTTAAAGAATTTTATGATTGCTGCTATCTCTTCCGTCTCTGTAGCATTTCTTGCCGATAATTTAAATTGAAATTGGAACTGTCTCAAGGTTGGACCAGAGAACAATAACTCCAAGTTGGGGTTGATGATTGCACCAGTTTCTCTTGTGAACAGTTGCTGATCAACGCCAAGAGCATTTCCGATAAGAGCACTTCTAAGTGCCGATGATACACCACGTCTTTCTGCAAGAACTTTATCAACAGCTGCAGTTGCAGAATCTTTAAGTCCTTCTGCTCCTCTTTCAGCTGTAGCCATTGCAATTTCTGCAAGTTCTTTTTTTACTGCATCTAATCTTTGTCCTGCCCAATCAACTGAGTTATTATCTGATAGTCCACCAGGAGCAGGTAATATAACAGATCCGAGTTTAGAACCTTTTCCTTTTGGATTGTATTTAAGCATTCTAAATTTTATTGCACCCTGACCACCACCTCTCACTTCTTTAGGAAAAACGATGTCACCATAATTTTCTTTTATATTTGAAACTCCCTCTACCTCTGCAACCTCTGCATTTGGTTCCGTTGGCGCAACATCAGTTGATCCTTCCGCATCTCCAGTATCACCTGATCCAGTATCTCCTCCTTTATCTGCTGTTGTTGGAGTGCTTGTAGTTTCTCCTGTTTTTTTGCCAGTATCTGGATTTACAACTCCAGGAATATTTGCTTCTTCTTCTAGATATTTTTTTGTATTATGTGGAGAGTGTTCATTAATTATACTTGCTCTATCATTGTTTACAATACCTTGATATTCATCAGCAAAAACTTGTTGTAATTCTTCTTGGGATAAACTTGTCCCATTTCCATTATTATACTTCTTTACGAAATCATCATTGACAGTCCAATTGTCTCCTATAGCACTTCCAGATGCAATAAGAGTTCTTCCAAAGATTCCCTCATCACCGTATAAATCAGCTGCACCAGTCTCTGTATTTACTATTAATCTAGTTGGAATACCAGCTATAGATCGTGTAGATTCTTTTGTAACTGCCATTAGATATGGTGTTTTTTATTTATTTAGTACGAATTTCCCATATTGCAATGAGAGTAGATCATCAAGTTCATCTGGACGTACAATATAAACTTGAGTTCCTAATTCTTCCCAGGTATATTGTCTATACTCCCTATGGTGAAAGTTGATTCCACGAAATCCCCACTGGAATATATCACTTACTGCAACTAATGGATGTTGATCATAACTTATATTGGGAGTCTTTGCATAATATTTAAAGGTACAAATGTTTCCCTCCTCAGGTATTGGAGTTACAGTATCATTCAGAGCATACATTATTAATTCCATTCTATCATCAACATTAAACTCAGATCGAATGTCCTCAATAATAGGTTCTATACGACTCATTTGATTCCTAGTTCTTCTTCTGTGATAATTTTAAATTCTATTCTTCTGTCTTCACAAAACTCAACTGCTGCTTTCCACTTTGCTTGATTTACAGCATAAGTTTTACATTCATAAAGATATGATTTTGTTCTTCTTTTTGGGGTTTTAGGAGGTAGAGTTTGTTTCTTTGGTTTTACCTCTACAACATAAGTTTTAATTTCACCAGAACTTTCTTTGACTTTTACTATAAAATCTGGAAAATATCTATGAACTCTACTGTCAACTGGAGAGATGTATGGAATATAAAATTCCTCACTTCCCCACTCTAATATATTTTCATTGAGATCACACCAACGGCAGAACTTTCTTTCCCAACTACTCCTACAAATAATATTGTTAGGATTTCCTTTATATTTTTTTGGAAAAGAAGGGTAATATTTACTCTTATTACTTTCTGCCATACATAATATATAAGGTCAAAAACTATTTATAAATGCCTAGCCCAAAAAGAATCTCTCAAATTAAATCTAGTTTATTACGACCTGCATTAACTTCTCATTTTGAGGTTGAGATTGCTTTTCCCAGTAGCATTCAGTCTGCTTTAGGAGTTCAGAAAGAAACTCTTTTATTATCGTGTTCTGAGGCAAGTCTTCCTGGTTCTCGTTTAGCAACATCTGAGATTAATGACAGTCGTACTGGTGTAACAGAGAGACATGCTTATAGGAGACTTTATGATGAAAGTGTTGACTTTACTTTTTATGTTGATGCCAAAAATTATTTGGCAATTAATACGTTTGAAACTTGGATTCGTTATATAATGGATGAAGATGTGAATGATGCTATGGATAAAAACTATGCATATAACTCAAGATATCCTGATGATTACATTATGGACCAGGGATTAGTTGTTAGAAAATTTGAGAGAGATTATGAATCTCAACTTACATATAATTTTGTAAGGAGTTTTCCTATTAGTATTTCATCGATGCCTGTTTCTTACGACACTTCTTCATTATTAAAATGTACTGTGTCCATGAGTTACATCAGATATCTTGTAAAAGAATCAATTGGTGGATCTAATGCATTATCAACTACAGCATCTCAACCAAATATTAATGCACCTTCTCCAGATTCTCAAGCAGGATTTAATGCTGCAGCATTTACTGATTTTCGTGGTCTTGATTTAGGAACAAATGAAGTTCCAATTACTACAGGTGGAGTTAATCCATTTACAGCACAAACATCTGGACAGACTATTTCATTTACCGATGCTGCTCAGTTAGGTTCTCTCATCTAATTTACAATTTATCGAATAAATAATCACACCTGAAATACACTTATAGGACATTATGCCTTTACCAAAAATTGCTACGCCCTTATATGAACTTGAATTGCCATCAACAGGAGAGACAATTCAGTATAGACCTTTTCTTGTAAAAGAAGAAAAAGTTCTTGTAATTGCTTTAGAGAGTGAAGATACGAAGCAAATTACAACAGCAATTAAAACAGTAATTTCAAATTGCATCAAAACCAGAGGTATTAAAGTAGAAGAACTTCCTACCTTTGATATCGAATATTTGTTCCTTAATATTCGTGGTAAATCTGTTGGAGAGGAACTGGATGTAAATATTACATGTCCAGATGATGGATCAACTCAAGTTAAAATGATGATTAATCTGGATGATATCCAAGTCCAGAAAAATGATGATCATACAAAACAAATTAAATTAGATGATTCTATCATGATGGAAATGAAGTATCCATCACTCGATCAGTTCATTAAGAATAACTTTGATTTCGAAGATGGCAATGCAATGGAGCAATCCTTTGACTTAATTTCATCTTGTATTGATAAAATTTATACGGAAGATGAAGTTTGGGCAGCTGCAGATTGTAGCAAAAAAGAGATTGTGGAATTCTTGGAACAGATGAATTCGTCTCAGTTTAAAGAAATTGAAAAGTTCTTTGAGACGATGCCAAAACTTTCTCATAAGTTAAAGGTAAAAAATCCTAAGACTAAGAAAGAAAGTGAGATAGTGCTTGAGGGCTTAGCATCTTTTTTCGCATAGCAATGATCCATATGGATCTTCTTAATTATTATAAACTCAATTTTGCTTTGATGCAGTATCATAAATACTCATTGACTGAGATTGAAAACTTGATACCTTGGGAAAGAGATATCTATGTTGGATTATTGCAACATCATCTTGAGGAAGAGGAATTAAAGCAAAAGCAGCGGAATGCCAATCAGTAAATCGGAAAGACTAAGAAAAGCATATGAGTCCAAGCTCGGCAAAAACTTAGTGTCTAAACTTTCCGATGATCAAATAAAACTGATTTCCAAATATTATAATTCCCTGAGTAATAGTGAACAAAGTAGTATTGATAGTAAAATATTACAAGGATATAGTGACACCGACTTGCATGAAATGGCAAGAGGTTTTATTGAGGAAGAGGAAGACGATGAGCAAATACCAGAAGGTCTTGATGACCTTCTGAGTGGAATTAGAAAACCAGAACCTAAAGTTACAAAGATTACATCATCTGCACTTGTTGCTGTTGGAGGTGGTGGTAAAAAGGTTGACGGTAAAAAGTTTTTAGGTAACGATAAGTATCAAAAATATGTTGATGAATTAACTTCCAGTGGGACAATAGACGGTGAACAGTTGTCTCCTGCAGAAAGAAAGGAAGGATTTAAAAATAGAAATGATAAAATTAAGTTTGAAACTTTTGTAAAGAAGATTATTGTTAGAAAAGAATCAGCAAGTGTAAGTCAGGGGAAAAAATTATCTGAAGTAAAATCATCTGCTATTGTAAAATCTCCAACATCAAAGATTGATGTTAGTAAGGTAACAAATAAAGAAGAAAATGAAAATTATGATGAAATCTTAGGAAAGATTGATTCGATTATTGAGACTTTAAAAAACGAAGAGAAATTAAAGAAAAAAGAATCGGAAAGAGATAGAAAGACTAAAGAAAAAGAGAAGAGAAAAAAGAAAGAAAAGAAATTAGAATCAACAATATTTAAAGGTCTTGCCAAAGGTGTAGATAAAGTTCTCAAACCAGTTAAATCTATATTCCAAAAAATATTTGAGTTCTTTACTGCAATTTTCTTTGGAAGAATTGTTACTAAAATTTTTGATTGGTTGGGAGATGATGATAATCAAAGAAAATTAAAAAATTTCGTAAGATTCTTAACCGATTTTTGGCCAGTTATTGCTGGTGCATACCTATTATTCGGAACTAAATTTGGTAAACTTATTAGAACCATTGGTAAATGGTCAGTGCAGATTGCAAGATTTGCAATACCAAAACTTCTGAGATTTATAAGAAGAAATCCAAGAACTGCTTTAGTTCTTGCTGGTGCTGGATACTTAGGTGCCAGAATATTGACAAATAAAGAAGCAGGTGCTGGTGAAGATCAACCAGAACAATCTCAAGAAACATCAGGTAAAGAACCTGTTAAAATGTCTCAGGGAGGTAAAGTCCCTGGTTCTGGAAACAGAGATACTGTACCAGCAATGCTCACTCCTGGTGAGTTTGTGATGAGTAAGGGTGCGGTTGCAAAGTATGGTGTTGATACTCTCTCGTCAATGAATGCAATGGGAGGCGGAACAAATATTCCATCTCTTACTGGTGAAGGTGTATTGGGATATAAAGAAGGAGGAGAAGTTTCTGGAGATCCAAATGAACCAGCAAAGGCTGGTCATGAGGATAAAAATGTTGGATACACAAGAGAAATGTCATCTCGCCAGAAGGCAAGACATGGAAGAAGAAGAGAAAAAGAAGAAGGAGAATCTCCACCAACTCCAACACCAGTTCCCGCACCAGCATCAGCGACTCAACCAATGGATGCACAACAAACTGCATCGGGTTCAGGAGTAAGTGTTATTTCTGTTTCTCATCCAGATACTGGAGGTGGTTATAGTGTAGAGGGTCTTAAAGATCAACGAGGTAGACCTGCTGTATTCTCTAGGGGAGCAGCTGAAGCATTCGGCAAGATGATGACAGATTCGAAGGGTGTTGTTAAAGGATCTGACATTGCAAGTAGTCAAAGAAGTAAATCAAAGAATGCTTCTGTTGGTGGTGCTCCAAACTCTAATCATCTCTTTGGTAATGCTTTAGATATTCATGGACGTTCTCAAACATGGATGAGAACTCATGGATCAAAGTATGGGTGGATGGTTCATGATTATGCTGGTTCTCATGGTGGGCACTTTAACTATAGAGGTCCTGGTGCTGATCAGCGTGGT